GAATTATGCATCACATTTGCATCATTTTCACCAGTAAAGATGTATCCTGATCCACCCATATCTGCTGCCAATTGATAAACTTCATCGAATGGTATATCAAATATCAGATTCCAAGTTTGATGAGGATTTCTTCTGGATCCTGCAAATCTAACAATCTCACGAACTTCTACCGAATCTCTAAGATCACGGGTAATAAAGTGATCTGCCTTCGAGTCTTCAAATTCAGGATACTTCAAATCTACACCTCTTACCCAATATCCTTCTTCTTTCAATCTATTTACAAGATGATGACCTATAAACCCGGCAGCACCGAGTACAAGTGCTTTTTTTTGATTACTCATTTTCTCTTCACACCTCTTTGTTTAAATGCAGTCTTTCCCATAATTACCTCTTATACCAAAAAAATGATCCATTAGACACGAGAATGGGTGTACCAATCTTACATCTTCTTCTAAAATCTACAAGAGCTTCTTTTACATGTTTTTTGTCATGATTATTTCCACAAAAGATTCCATTACTCTTGACTTTATTATAATACTTTTCCATTTTACCTGTAAGATTTTTACATTCTGAATTTATGATCACAACATCAAAATCTTCATTCGGAACATCCATAGAAAATCTAGATTCATTTGCCGTATTTTTTTGTAGAATTTCTTTGATCTTCTTATCACCATAGAAGATACCATATATCATACCAATTCGTTCTCTTTCATCATTAGACAGCATTTGAATTGCATTTTCACCTTTGTGAACACCTACTTCCAAAATAGAGACCTTATCAACTCTAAGTCTTTTGATATACGGCAAAAGACCGTGTGAAACTATATCAGATGGTGGCCAGATACCCATCATTTTTGATTCTTGAACTGTAAATAACTCTGGATCAGTAGTCAAAAGCATAATCAATCTCCATAAATTTCTTGAATCTTTCCATTCAAATGTGGAATTCTATCATATTGATGTACAACAACAAAAGGTTTCTTTTCATTATTCATGACAACACCATCCTCAAAGATCGGTTGATTGTCTTCATAGTTCATTTGATACATCATTTGTTTTGTCGGATCTGAACCAAAGTTAAGTCCCAAATCACCTTTTCCTGCTTTAACTGCTTCGAGCGATGTACCCAACTGAACTGCCCAACCATCAGAGTTATTGACAAAGAATGTATCTGTATAGAATGGAGGAGTATTAATCAAAAAATTATATACTGCTTGATCTACAATATGAATAGGTCTATTGATTGACATTTGAAATAGAAGAAGCATCAAACCTTTTACGGTCATTGCTTCACCGGCAACTACACCAACATTGAAAATGAATTTATCTTTTAATAGATCATGAAAAAATGGTCCAAATGTTTCAAGAAGATTTTGGTTACCCCAGGGTTCATTTTTGTATCTCATACCTTCAGATGATGCTACCATACTGTACATATAGATATTCTCTTCTAGCCAAATGGATGGATTTGACTGAAAGATAACATCTCTGGTATCTGTAGTAATTACATATCTATATTGCTCTTGAGTTTTGTTTAGTGCATTCCACATATAGAAAAATCTAGCAACATGTGGTGCATTGGTATCTTCTGCTATTACATTACCATTTTCAAGTTTCTTACCATACAATGCCAGTTCAACACCATTTTCAGTAAGTTTATCAATCGTATCTTTATTCATATTGGTGCCTGTCAGAACAACATCACCAGAAAAACCAGATTTGCGAATAGAGTTGACCCAATACTTCAAATCATCCCAACCATATCCTGTAGCATTTCCTATAATCAAGTCTTTAACCATGGATAACTCCCATATTTTTGTTTGATTGCTTCGTTACCTTTCTTGAAGAATTCATAATCACCACCATATGCCTTTTCCATATTTGGCAACTTATAATTCAGTGTATGTAGACCTGTTGTGCCATAGTTGTCATGTCCCATAACTTTAGTTATAATATGAAAAAATCTTCTATCTCCTCCCCAACCAGAATGCCAATGATTACACACTTTGATCAGAAAATCTGTTTTGAAGAGATATGAAGATGTATCAACTAAATGTTGCGGATTATCTTCAGGTGAAAACCAGATGGGCCATCTACCGATACTTTCGCAGCAATCATCATCTAAATATTTACCATCTTCCAAAACAACCTTTCTGAGTGAATGTACCCAATCATGATTGTTTCTTTCAAGCAATTCTATCATGCTACCAAGATGATGTTCATCCCACCAATTATCTTCATCTAGAAAAGCGACATAATCTGTATTGATGAGATGTGGATATGCAGCATAGATTCTGTGTCCATAGAATCCATTACCACCTGTATTGTATGGTGTTGATGTTAATTTTACTTCACAATCAGACTTTGCTATTTGTTTGACAGCAGCATCATAATATTTGGGACCATCCACAACAACAAGATTGTGAATGTTTTTATATGTTTGATACCAAGGATTACAAGTCTTGATGGCTTTTGTTAGACTTGGTTGACCAATAGTAGGAATAATTACAGTCACTGATTTTTCAACAAGCACATGAATCATAATATAAGCCTTTCTAATTATAAACGACTAAATTGGAAATGCATCCAATCAAAATCTCTTTCCTTACCAAGAGATATAGCACCTTCATCATATACAAATTGCCAGAACTTATCATATATAGATTTGCTTAATGTAGCCTTTTTTGCGTTCATTCTCAAAGCATTTCTATCAGGATCAATATCTACAGCAATTCCCCAAGAATGCATTGACCAAGAAGAACCACCACGCATCTTTCTTACATTTAGACAACCACCAAAATAATGTAATCTGAGATCCACAATCTTGTCATAACCATAATGCTCAAGTGTTCTGTTCCAAATTCTTTCCATGGGTTCTTTCACAAGCTCATGACAAGAATATGCAGTCAATTTAGTTTTTGTGTCCCATGCAAGGACCATAGTGAATGGAACTTGACATTTGACTTGTCTTGTTCCTACATTACCAAAGAAATTTGGCACATCTGATTGTCTGGGCCAGTTAGTATTGGATACAGTTACTTCTGTTTTCTTTTTGAATACTTCTGGAAATATCTGTGAATAATCATTTGATGCAGCTTTCTTCCATGCAGCCAAAGCAACTTCTGGTCTATCTTTTAATCCAAACCAATGATTTCTCATTGTCTTTGTAGCTACTTGAAACGACTGCATAGAACCATCTTTTATGTTTTCATAGACTTCTGAATATTTCATCTTTAGTCTATAATGCATTGCCAAGGTCTGTTCTTCTATACTTGAATTACCACCTTTGCCACCACCATTTAGATGTTTAGCAACCTCTGCATCTACTCCAGAATTGATCAGTTGTTTTACATCAAGATTATTGTTCTGATAATATCCATAGTCTGCACCATCTTGACCATATTGTTTCACATTCTTGTTGTTGGTTGATTTGTTATATGCTTCTGAATATGCTTCTTTCTTGGAAAAACCTGTCTCTGTTTCACCAATACCACGAATAAATGCTAACTGATAAATGTTGATGTCCTGAAGAGAAATCTTTTCTTTACTGACTTTTGGTGGATAGATAACATCGGCTTTATCACGCCAAGTGGTTACAAGACTTGCTTCATAAACTTCTCTGGCATGTTGTAGCATTTGTCCTTCAAGACCATCAATAGTACCAACTTCAATACCCAATGATTGATAAAGAAGTTGTTCCATAGCCTTTGCTTTTCTGGCTCTGGTCCACTTGTAATTTATATTCTTGAGTTGGAGATATTTGTCGATGGCATTAAATGTATCAATACCAAAAATACCATCGATAGGACCCGTGTAATATCCAACATCTTTTAGTAATTTCTGTATCTCTGTTTTTGAATTTACCTGTGCCATGATATCTCCTATGAAATACTATAAAAGTATATAGTAAAAATGGGTGAAGAAATCTCCACCCATTCTCATTAGATATAGAAAGGATATCTATTACTGATGGTAATTTTTTTGTATTTGGTTTGATTTTTATCAAAAAATCTACTGAAAAAATTTCTTACTTTATTTAACATAATTACACCTGATGATGGAAAGTTTCTTTATTATTGATCTCGATCTTCTTTGGCTTCTTTGTTTCTGGAACAAATTTCTCAAGCCAAATCTTGAGCATACCATTAATCAGGTCTGCATTCTGGATTTCAACAGTATCCGAAAGAGTGAACTTCCTTGTGAAGGCTCTATCAGCAATACCCTTGAAAAGATAATCTGCCTTATCATCAGTTGATACTTGACCCTTGACAGTGAGAACACCATCTTCAAGAATTAGTTCAATGTCCTGCTGTCCGAATCCTGCAACAGCAAGTTCAATAACATAGATGTTTTCAGCAGTCTTTTTGATATTGTAATTTGGAAATGTTGAAGACATTTTTTGAAGATTTTCTGAATATGATGATAATTGTTTAAACATATCATCAAAACCAATTGTGCCTTTTGATAAACGAGAAAATCCGAAAGGATCGGTGATATTAAGTGATCTATCTGACATATTTATCTACTCCTCTTTAAGCAAGTTTTTCGTAATCGGAGTCCTCGTTAAGCAACTCCAATCCACTATAATATATAGTATAGGCATATAATTGTCAAGTAAAAATTTTATAAATAATATTGTGGTTCACGATGCTACCAACATCCAACCACTCTAATACTTTACAGGAGTACCAGCATATGTCTATTTATTCTTCAAATTCATTAGAGTTCTATGTCTATGCATATCTACGAGAAGATGGCAGTCCTTATTATATCGGTAAAGGTAAAGGAAAACGAGCGTGGGACAGTATAAACCATAAACGAGCAAAAACTCCTAAAGATAAATCTAGAATCATTATATGCGAATCGAATTTAACAGAACTTGGAGCATTATCATTAGAAAGAAGATTGATTCGTTGGTATGGTCGTAAAGATAATGCCACAGGAATATTGAGAAATCTAACTGATGGTGGTGAAGGAACTTCCGGAGCAATTCGGAATTTCAGTAAAGATACAAAAAAGAAAATGAGTGATTCGAAAATCAATTATTACAAAAATAATCCAGAAGCAAGAGAAAATGCTAGAAAAAGAAAAAGTAAATATTTAAAAGAATTATATAAAATAAATCCAGAAAAAAATCCATCTTATGGTAGGACTACTTACCAAATAACTAGTCCAGACGGCAAAATTTTCATAATTAGTGGTGGTTACAGGAAATGGTGTGAAGAAAATAATTTAAATCGTAGTGCTCTAAGAAGTGTTGCTCTAGGAAAAGCCAGTCATCATAAAGGATGGAAATCTAAAATTATACATGAAAAATAGTATTGTTGAGGTACGCAAAACCTTTAGACCCTCAACAATACTATTTATAATACATTTTTACTGAGTTGTCAAGTATATTTTTATCCACCAGTATATACTGGAAATCCTGATGGACTTCCGTCAAATGTATTTGGAGAACCCGAAGATACAACATGATTTACACCAAGAATATAGATATCATTCAGCCTAGCCAATCCTAATTTTTCAACGAAAACTAAAGTAGAGCATTTGACCATTGGTGGCTTATGTTCTACACAACATCCCCCAACTGCTGTGAGATGTGGTATCATAGTATCTGTTTGTCTGACAACTCCAATATTATTGACAAAAACTGTTTTAGAACATTTATCTGTACTGTGTGTAGCAGGGGAACCACAACAAAACCCAGTGCCATCTTCCGACGCTACCGTATCCACACTATTTCCTCTTGCAACATTAAACATTTTTTATATATCCCGAGTTCCCCTCATTTGGATTCAAATCAATTCTTGGTGCTTGTTGAACTAAATGTTTACCTGCACCAATATACAGATTTTCTTCTGCCTGAATACTAATGTTTCTGGCATCAAGATCGAGTTCATCGGTCTTGATCTTTACTGCTTCTAGTCCTTCTATGGTAATATCATTCTCACTTACAACACTAATTTTGATCTTACCATAGATATTGATTATCCTTGGACCATTTACATTCAATACTGGATCTGCTGGTCCGCCAATAGGAAAATTAAGCCGCTGTAGCATTCTTTACTCCTGTAGAACCCATTCCACCTTTTCTATCACTCTTCTGAACTGGTTTCTTCTTCACTTCTTTCATGGTATATGATTCTTGTTTTACCAGTTCACCTTGAGCAATTCGATCACCAGTGGAAATCCATAGTCCAACAGTTGATCTGTTATATAGTAGAACAAAGAGTTCATCTACATAATCAGAATCGATAACAGCTTCACTATTTGCTAGGATAATACCATTCTTGATTGATAGTCCAGATCGAGCATGAAGTCGAACAGAGTAACCCACAGGAATGTCTAGAATCAATCCTGTGGGCACTAAGACTCGTTCTTGACTGTTGATGAATACTTGACCTTTGGGTGTTGGTCTACTAAATTTTTTATTAGTTTCATTGTATCCATCATATGAATTTTTACCATGTCCTTGGTATGCAATATCAAAACAAGCAGATTGTTTTGTAGAGAAATTTGGTATAATCACATCAGGATGTGTTTTATAAAAACCTAAACTCACTGTCATAATATAGACTCCTCATTAGTCTTTTTTCTTCTTTGGTTTGAACACTGGTTGACCATCATTATCCCATTCAACATCAGCAGTTGACTTTGGTAGTTTAATATTTTTGAATGAAATTGCTGGCAGATTATTCTTAACAGTTGTGTATGCAGCAGATAGTTTTTCCTTCATTACAGAAAGAAAGTTGCTAAACATTTGTTTTACTCCTTTTTGGATTTTGATTTTCCTATAGTATATTTAGTCACTAGATTCCATTCTGATTTCTCTTTGTGAGAAAGGACTTTTATCTTATTTAGATTAGATACAGGTGAATCTGTCTTATTCTCATCAACCAAATCTAATAGTTCCCATTCATGAAGAAGATTTGCTATTGTGTTTCTTCTGGCTTTGTCGTCTTCTGAAAAGTCAGATTTCTTACCATCTAGTAAGAACATCTCCTTAAAATGAACAATGAAATATCTTCCTTGTTTATGTAGAATATGACAGGATTGATATAGAGATTTATCTTTCCTTGAAGCAACACCAATTCTTGATAATGTTTCTTTTACTTTTAGAAAGTCGTCAGGATTTTTAAGTTTCACCTCCACGAGGTCGCTTATGTTTATCATTTACACCACCTTTATCTAGTTTCTTTTTTATCGCAGTGATTTGTTCATCAGATAATATAGAAAGAACCTCTTTTGCTTTCTCATTAGAGTATTTATAATACTCCTTTATTGCTTCTAAATTCTCTATAGTATCCTTCTTAATCCATTTCTGGAAGGGTCTTTTATACCCTCTTACACTATTTAGAAAAAAATGAAACTGTAAAAGTTTGTCTACACTAGGATTCTTGTTCATCTCATTTGCATACAGGATACAATCATAATGAAAAGATAGTGCCTTATTGACGATATAAGGCACATAATCTTTTTCATTAGCTTCGGTTACCACAGAACTTTTGTTCTGTAGTAACGAAGGAATTATGTCTTTGAAGATATCAGACATTGCTTCTCCGTTGATACATTTCTTTATATGTTTCCACATTCATAGAACCCATTTTGGAATTATGAATACGCCTGATCATTACGATATTATCGAGACTTGTTGATCCACCTTCAGAATGAGGAATAATATGTCCAGCTTCTGCATCTTCTAGCATCAATTTGTTTCCATCAATGTAACAGAGACCTCTCTGCTTGTTAAGCAAAAGTTCACGATCTGATCGATTAATTTTTCTCCTCGAATCAAGAACGATCAAAATCTTCCTTTCGATCAATTCTTCAGGAATTAAATAATACTTTTCCATCCATTTTACTGAATCATTCCATCGAAGAGTGCGATGTTTCCGCAGATTTTCAGAAAATAGAGCGGCACGCATCTTCTTTTCTTTAGAATTTTTCTCATAGGTATCGATCATTTCCAATCCATAATCCGATGGATTTTTCTTGTTGAGACCAGAAAAAGCTAGTCTGAAATAGT